CCTAGATTCTGCTGTTGCGCGCCTAAGTTAGCCATCTGACTACCAGCGCTCAATCCTAACTGCTGTTGGTTCTGCGCGGCCTGTAAAGCCTGTGTATAGCCCTGCTGAAGCGCTTGTTGTTGCTGAGCGGTAATATTAGTAGCCGCATCTCTTAACGTATTACCTAAGACCTGTGCGCCCCTCTGTGAACCAAACTGACCCGTACCTACAGCACCAGCAGTAGCTTGAGGAGATAAATTCTCTTGAATATTACGCTGACCTAATACACCAATTTGATTTACAACATCCTGAGTGTAAGGATTCATAAACTGATTGATATTGGGGCCCTGTGCAGCCTGACCTGTAAGGTTAGCCGCTTGATTTAAAAATGGCTGATAGTTACCTACATTCTGGGCAACATTCTGAAATGCCTGATTCTGAAGCGCAGTAGGGCCCACATACTGAGCATTAGCTCCTGCCTGCTGTCCTTGCGAGGCAAGATTGCTAAGATAATTTGAGTAGTAATCAGGCGCAGTTGTTTGCTGCGTCTGAGTCGTAGATACGTTCGGTAGCGCACTACCTTGAAAGAAGTCAGCCACGTTCGGCCTCCTTTAAATAGCTAGTAAGTTTCTTAGCCTTGGGTGGTATTTTATCATCAGGAGCTGAGCGCTTGTGTCTGCGAAGAGCTTCTCTAAATTTGTCTAATTTCTCAGCTCCGGCTTTATTAGAGCCATCACCTAATTGACTAACTGTATCTGCGTCAAATACGTACTCACCATCAGCAAGCATTGCAGGAATATCATCAGACTGACCATCGCCTTTACCACGCACATAATGGCTTGGGCCGCCTGTGCGGAAGATTGGTTCGCCTGGCTTCGCTTCTGGATGATAAGTGGTTTGATGAGGCTGTCCGCCGCTTGCCATTCTCTGACGTACTGCTTTAGTGAGCGCAGGCTGATAACCAGACAAAGCTAGCTGAAGCTGCGCTAATGGGCTCAAAATACTTTGTTGCTGACTAGGCGCTTGTCCAGTAAACATTGTAGGAGTCAACAATGTACGACCTGTTTTATCAGTAGGTGTATTCTGAGCAGCTTGATTTGTAACTGAATTAAAATAGTTCTGTGACGAAATACCAGTGCCAACAGGAGAAGCTGACGCAATTGGCTGACCATTTAATGTGGCATTTGATGGAGCAATATTAGGCCCAGTCAAGTCAGGAGTTAATGCATAACCACTACTAACAGGAACAGATGTATAGTCAGTAGGAACGCCGGGTTGCTGTTGACTGACAGGCGTGGTCGGCACATTGTAAAAAGACTGACCTAAACCGCCACCATAAGATGTTGTAGTTCCAGCAGAAGCTTCTGCCGAAGGATTTGTCAGATCAAATGTATTTAAATAAGCAGTAGTAGGATCTAAAGCATCAGAACCAGAAATAGCACCCTGTCCTTGATATGGTATGCCAACGTTAGCCATAGACCCCATAGAAGGGGCCTGATTGACGTTGCCTGATGGCGTTTCAGCGGGAAAATCTTCAACAAATGAACCACTTGTATCTGCAGGAGGAGCAATATTAGTTAATGCCCCAACTTGATCAGGTGATAATGCTGCGGTTGAGCTAGGCGTTGATGAGCCCCCGCCTAATCCACCTGCCGCAGATATAATATTGCCAATAGCGCCTTGAGGATTACCGTTAGCTATTTGCTGTATCCCTTGGGCTACATTTGCGGCTGTTTGAGCGTTAGATAATCCACTAGCAATAGACGCAGCAGTTCCAGAATCTAAACCTAATCCAGTAAGCGCTCCCTGCAAAAGACTTCCGCCACCTAATCCTAACGCATTTCCTACGGCTGCGCCTATTCCCGGCAACGCAATACCAGCCAACACAGGCAACGCCATCTGAGCAATACCGCTCAACATTCCACCACCCATACCTGCTTGGTATGAAAGTTGTTTGGATGGGTCTATTGCGCCTACCGCACCCGTTGTTGGGTCAGCGCGAATATATGCATTTACGGAACCCTCTGATTGCGGGTTGCCAAATCTAAACTGATATACGCCATTTGTCTGAGATGGAGATACATTATCAGAAACTACCTTTCCTGTAGCTGAATCTATAAGTTGATATGTACTAGATGGTTCTAACTGCCCCATAAAATTTCTTTTATCAGGACTTTTAGCCATAACCAATGTGCCAGCCTGCGACGCTTGCATTAATTGGTTGTAAGTATCGTTTCCGGCTACGTTTACGTTAGCATTTGCCATCTGAACGCTAGGATCGTTTCCGCGTCCAGGTATACCTTTTTGAATATATGGATCGGCGAAAGATGTGGGGTTGGGGTTTACTAATGCAGCACGATTAGGGTCGCTTTTACTTAAATTAGGCATGCCGCCCGTAATCAGCATATCTTGCTGACCAGACATAATTCTAGACAAAGGATCTGTTTTGTTTTGAACAGCAGTTGGGTCAAGCAAATATGAATTATTTTTTAAGAATGATGAAATCTGTTGATCGTTATATCCCGCTTGACGAGCAGCAATATAATCTGCACCACCAAAGCCAGCGCCGGCGCCAAATACCCTAGAGATTTCACTCAATCCTTGATAGGGTGAAACCGATAAATTGTAATCGCTTAAATCCGGTAAAGGGGTGGCCATCACTTATCCTCAATGCTCATTATGCCTACCACAGCCATAGCCCAATCCTGCCAGTTTTGAAAACCGCGAGGATCTGGTACACCTGACTGTGCAAAATATCCTATTCCATAAACTCCCGCCGCCCATTGTTGCCATTGTTCTTCCGGCACTGTTCCCAAGTCATTGGCCGCAAAAAGTTCGGCCATATAACGACAGTAATTATCCCAAGTAAGCCCTCTAGGATCGTATGTTACGGTCATGGGTTTCCCGTCGCGCGCTCATCACCGGCTTCAGCTAACAACAGAACCTTACCCATCTGGTAATTGCCGTTCTGCGTGTTGCTCTCAAAGCGTAGGCGCATCTCCCGTCGCTGCTCCCTCAAGTCAATCTTGAGAGTGCCCGGTTGGTAAGCATATGGCCCCGTAGTCACATCTACGTCATCAGCATAGCCCTTACCCGTCACATATAGATTCATAGACTGATTCTGAACAAAATCCGGCTCTACGCGGATTAATCTCAGCCATCTATTAGCGCCTACAATTTCATTAGCGCCTGGTCCACCCGTCACAAGACCTATATTATTGGTCTCAAAATAGCTCTGAATTGCGTCCACGTTGGTCAGATAAACCATATCCGTACCAGACTCATGCTGCCAATTCGTATACTTTCCCTCAGAATTGGCTTCGTTTCCGCTCCAAATAGGAAAGCGGAATACTTCAGAGAATGTTCCCGCTGACCTGCGAGCACCCATTGCCTGTCCGGCGTCATACCATGTCTGTTCACGCACATTATATATGATTGCGTCGTTGCATTCAGTTGCATTACCGCGAGGATAAAACCACCAAATCTCGCCAAATCTAGGTACTTTTGTGCACCAAACTTTTTGACGCTGAACATAGTTCAGGTTATCAAAGAAGTAGTTTTGATTCATATTATTTGGCATTTCCTGCACAACGCCGTTGTACATCAAGAATCTATCTACGCCGCACCAGAAATAAATACCATCGTACTCAATCACGCATGAGCTCGACATAATAGATGTCTGTGAAGATATTAAGTCATATCTCCAGTAAAACGGGGCTGATCCGGTAAACGTAACTCTAATCAGCGCATCTAACGCCCAGAATAGACCAGCAGGAGAGGTAGTACCGCCACGCACAGGCAAGCCCTTAACTATCTTACCCGTTGCTACGTTGTTGCTATTAGAGTCAGCAGAGTTCCAATCTTGGAAGTTGCCGGCAGAAGAATTCTGAATGAGCCCGTGATCACCGTATACAAATAGATATGGGTGTAAGACTACACATCCTCCGGAAACCGATATTGTATTACCCGTCGGGTTGGCGCCTGCCGTGTCTTTGACCGCAGAGAGCGCAGACCCCGGAAAAGCACCGTATAGAACAGGAGTGCTAGTAGTGCTATCAATATTAGCAAGATTTTGCCCAGGGTGAGCAACGATGGTTTGAGTAGTTCCTGTCGTGTCATAAGCTATGTCAAATTGCCAAAGATTTTTATTGCTCGCAGTAAAATTAGATAACGTATATTGATATGGACCCGATCCTACGCCATCATCATTATCAGTAATCCACTGCTCTAATCCATTGTTGTAACCAGATACTACATAGTTCAAGCCATTCTGGGAGGTCATCGTCATGCCACGAGACACTCCAGAACCATTCAGAAAAATACCTTTATAACCGCCTATCTTACGTGGGCGACCACGCTGAAAACGTACCCACTGGCCGTCTACATAGGTAGGCGCATCAAACAGGGTTCCGTCTCTTTGGATACCCGGTTTAATCTGCAGCGATATCGTTTTATCTGTCAAAACGAACCCCCGCCAATTCCTACGGGGATTAATACGCCGGTAGGCGTGAAAGTGGCCACATTACCACCACCTGCGGAAATACCTAATGCGCCTGAATACGGTAAATATAAACCAGTTGTGGTGTCACCAGAAAAGTTTAGTGATGGCGCAAAAGCCGATCCATTTCCTAGCGTAAGGCTTAATAAAGAACTAACCGCAGCCGACGTAGCGTTGTAACAGTTAGTGCCATCACAAATAATGATTTCAGCAAGAGTTTGCGGAACGGTAATCGTTGACGCGCCAATAGCGCCCGTACCAAAAGTCAGAGTAAACGCACCAGTTGTATTGTTTTGTACTGAATATAATTGCACTGTAGGCGGCAATATAACCGTACAGTTTGAAGTAAGCGTACCGTAATACTCTTGAATGACATTTTGACCTTCAACTGAAGTCAATGTAACCGTCCCGCCCGTTACAAGTTTAGACAGAATGGTAAAGTTAAACTGTGAAGGTAATGTCGAGCCAAACGAGTTAAATCCATTTCCAGAACATACAATCACTATTGATTGTGCAATCTGTAATTGAATGGATGAGCTTCCATCTACTTTATCCGTACCTTGGCAGGCAATATTTAAAATACCCACGCCATTGTTACGAATCATTACAAACCAATTGTTACCAATAGAAGAAGGCGGTAAGGTAATTGTACCTACACCCGCATCCCATACGATAAAGGAAGCTCTATCAGTCGCTCCAAGCGTTCTATTGCTGTAGGTAGCTGAGTAGTTATAAGACTGGTTTAGAGTCGTTCCAATCGCAGTTAAACCGTATCCAGCAAGCGAAGATGCATTGGCCGCAGATGTACCCGCTCCAAATGTCACAATCGACCATGTACCGTTTACGGTCGTATTGTCAGTAACATAAATGTATTCTGAAATTCCTGAAGGAACAGAAATAATAGTGTGCAGACCGGCATCTGTTACTGTAAATGGATTGCTACCAATATTGCGGATAATAGTTGCTTGACCCGTAGATACAGCCGTAGCGGCAGGCATAATCAGGTTTAATCCGGCAACTGTAGCGGTTACTTCAACAATATTAGCTACAACTTGATTAGTATTGCCATTTATAGGCCATTCAAGCTGCGTATCTACCGAGATTGTTAATGACTCGTATCCCACCTGCGATGGTGAAATCGTTGCCCCTGTGAACGGATTAAGATAGGAGTTCGTCATAGTTTAGGAGTCCAAAGCTACAGCCTGGCGGTCGGCAATTCTTGTCACATCTTCTGTTTTCAGCGCCTGAATAGCTTGATCATATTTCTGTTGGAAAATCATGCGCTGATCATCTTTCAAGAACATCTGCGCCTGTAAGAGCGTCCCAAATAACATCACGTTCGGCGCATTCTGTGTCAGCCAGTTAGTCTGGTTTGCAGTTGACAGCGGAGGTATACGCTCGTAATACAATACTTCAAAGTTATACGCTTTATCCGGCATGGGCGCTATTAACCAATGCTCATAATCATAGTCAGCGTAAAGCT